AGAATTGACAATACAGTAGAAAAAAATGTTTTTACTGATTTACAAAACCAAGTATCAGAACAAGAAACCTCTTTAATTACTCAAGCTCTTTTTAATAATAGAGATGCAAATGTTGTAGATGAATTTGGTATGGCAGGTAATGTTAATGCTTTTGATTATGCTACTCTGCAAACTAACTTAACTAAATTATATACAGATGCTTTTACTGGTAAAATACCTGCTCCAAAATTAGATGAAATGGTTGGTAATATTCCAGCTCTTGTTCAAGGTTATCAAGCCAACAAAGATATTTATGATAAGCCTAGCTTTGCTTATGAAGAGCTTAACAAGGGACAAAATAGTTCAGTTTATCCAGATTTAAATGTTGAACAAAGAACTAAACTAATAAAAAAAGTTGAAACTTTAATGGTTCAACCTTTAACTAAACAATTTAATAATGTAATTTTTTCTTTACAAGACAAAGGAACAGAACAGGCTTTTAATTTTAATTTTGCAAAGAAAATTTTACCAATAGAATCATACAATGAATTAAAAAACAATTATGATTTAGCTAAAATAAATGCTGAAGATGTCAAAACTATTAATACATTGCCTGTAGGAGAAGTAGATGCTTATATTAAAAGTAAAAATTTTAATACTGATTTATATGTAGGAACTGCTGATCGTATAACACAATCTAAATTACAAGCAGGTTTAATAAAAGCTAGAGATAATAGAATAAAAAAATTAAAAGATGATTCAGTTCAATTTTTAATAGACACAAATCCAAATATAGCAGAATTAACTAATGATTATAGATTAGAAAATGATCCAGAGGTTAAAAAATCTAATAGAATAATATTAACTAACGCATTAATAGAAGAACAAACTAGAATGAAAATTAATCCTTCTAATATTAAAATTTTAACTAAACAAGAAGCATTAAGTATAAACAAAGTTCTTCTTGATGAAAACGAAACTATAGAAAACAAAATAAACTTTATTGATAGTTTACCCACAATTTATGGTTCAGATAATATGGGGAAAATTCAACTACAGTTACAACAAGAAAAATTACCTACTGCTTATTTAACTATTATGAGTACTAATAGCAGAGAATTAAAAGAAGATATTTTAAAAGGAACTTCAACAAAAGATTTAGAAAAATTAGTTATACCAAGATTAAAAAGTGGAGAAACAAAAGCAACTGTTTTAAAATATGTTACTAAAGCAATGGAAGATAGTGGTTATGAAGATGTTATTTATAATCAACCAGATGGCTCTGTTAATAAAGACGAGTTTGTTTTAGATTTACAAAACACTTTATATCTAGCAACATTATCAAGAATTAACAGAACTGAAATGGGTTCAAAGGAAGCTGCTAAATCAGCGGTTCAAAGTTTTATGAGTGATTATAAAATTGATCCCACTAAAACATATATGATTCCAGTAGATGTTGGTGGACAACTTGTTAATCAAGGATTTGTTACTATTGTTAATGATAATATTTTATTAGGTATTCAAGATACTTCAGAAGGAAATTATTTAGATCGTTTTCATGGAGCAGATGGTTATATGCACTATGCTAAATTTGCTAATGTAGAAGGTTTAACTGAAGAAATGGTTAAAGAAAAAATAACATCAACTATTAGAAATAATGCAAAATGGTTAATGTCCGCTGATGGTACTGGTGCTGTTTTGTATGCTGAATTTGCAGATGGAACAAGACCCATTACAAATGCTAAAGGTCAAAAAATAGAAACTTCATTTTTAAATCCAAGTTCTACATATCCTATTACTGGAGATGAATTACCTCTTATTGAATATGTTGATCCTTATGGTGAGATTAATTTAGGAGAAGAAAATATGTCTGTTCCTAATGGGGTTGTTCCACAAAGTGTATCTGCTGTTATTGGTAATGTTTTTTTTTCAACAGCTAATGCTGATGAATTTGTTGAATTTGAAAATGTAGATGTAGTAGAAATAGCAAATTATGAAGGTAATAAATTAGAAGGATATGTTCCAGATGCAAAAGGTTCTAAATCTGGAGTTACGATTGCTTCTGGTTTAGATTTGGGTGCTAGAAGTGTGAATGATTTAAAAGGTTTACCAGAAAACATTATAACAAAACTTAAACCATTTTTAGGTTTAACAGGTGATAAAGCAGTTGCTAGAGCTAAAGAATTAAATATTACAGACGAAGAAGCGAAAATTATTAATACATTTGCACACAAACAATCATTAACTAAATTAAAAAAGAAATGGGAAAAAGATTCCGGACAATCTTTTGATTTACTTTCTAAAGAACAAGCTACAGTATTAGCTTCTGTTGCTTTTCAATATGGTAATTTAAAAACAGAAACTCCAACTTTTTATAAACTTGCTTTAGCAGGAGATTGGCAAGGTGTATATGAAGAACTTATAGATTTTGGCGACAACTACCCTACAAGAAGAAAAAAAGAAGCTGCGTATCTTAAAAAATATTTAGATAATAATTAATTATGATTAATAATCTTGGACTAGGAACATTTGAAACTTCAGAAGAAACACTAGGCACAGCATATAATAATACTAAAACTGGTTTTTTTGAAGCTGCTGGTGCTACATTTTATAACGCATGGAATTATAACCCTACTTCCTCTGTGTTTAGAGTTAAAGAACAAATACAAGCATACCAATCAAGCAATACTTATCTTAACAGAGATGAATTAAATAAACAGTATGGTCATCTAGGTTTAGTTTTCGAAAAAGATACTAGAGAAGGTGTTGTGGATTATTTAGTTAAAAGAAAAGAAATAGAAAAAGAAAGACAAAACATTATCAGTAGAGGACCAGATGGTAAATTAGCTAAAAGTTTTTTCTTTTTAGAATCTCTTGCTACAAGTTTTGTAGACCCTATTAATATTGCGGCATCTTTTGTTCCGGTAGTTGGACAAGCAAGATTTGCAAACATGGTGGCTCGTTCTGGTAAAACTTTAGCTAGAATGAAAAGAGGTTTTGTTGAAGGTCTTGTAGGTAACACCGCTGTTGAACCTCTTGTTTATGGTGTGGCAAAATCAGAACAAGCAGACTATACAGGCTATGATGCTTTTTTTAATATTGCAGCTGGTGGTTTTCTTGGTTCTACATTTCATGTTGGTATTGGCAGACTAGGTGATTACATTGCAGATGTAAGAGGTAAACCAAATATATATCAAAAATTAGCTGCTATCTCTCCAGAAAATCAAACAGCTTTATTAAAACATTCTATTGGTCGTGTTCTTAATGGAGAAAAAGTAGATACAGGAAATATTATTGTTGAAAAAACTAGAATTGGAGATGACCAATTAAATAAATTAGATGGTCAAATTAAAGAATTTAGAACTTTATATCAAGATTCTTTAAACAATGGTGATAGAAAATCTGCAAAAATTTATTTACAAAATATGCGAAACTTACAAAAAACAGAAAGAGAAATTTTTGAAGCAAAGAAAAAAGCTAATGATAATGCTAGACTACAAACTGAACGTGATCTTAAATTAAGAGGTTCATCAGAAACTTTAATAGAACAAGATGTGAGTGTTGTAGAAAAAAATACTGCTGAATTAGAATTAGAAGCAGACAATTTAAAATTAAGAAATGAGTTTCACCAGAAACAACTTGATATTAAAGATGAAGATTTAACTCCAGAAATTATACAAGATAGAGCTGAAATATCTAAAATTGATGAATCTATAAAAAACAAAACTACAATAAGAGATGCAATTAAAGCAGGAACTAATTGTACTAAAAGGAATAGTTAATGGTAACAATCAAAACAATATCTAAATGTTTTAAAGAAGTTAAAAGACTAACTGGTGATTTGCTATCTGATAGTCAAGTTAATCAAATATTAGATGAAGCTAAAATTAAACTTAATGAAAACTCATACCAACAACAACAAGGTAAAACAGATGAGATATTAGCACAAGAAATTATTAATAATTTTGAATACGAGCAAGCTCTTAAAAAAAGAAATTTAGCAGAAAATAATATTAAAGCATTAGACACTTATCAAAAAATTGTTGATGCTGTAGATACATCTGAAGGAAGAATGAACGCAGTAGAAGGTGTATCAGCAATATTAGTTGGTGTACAAAAATTTTCTAAAATTACTAGAGATTCTATTGGTGCAAAACAAGACACAATAGAAGTTGTTGAAGTTAAAAGGTTAATATCTGAAATAGATAAATTAGGAGACAATGCTTGGAGAGACTTTAGTGAAGGTCAAATGGATATAGAAATTATGCAAGAAATGGTTGGTATTACAACAGGAGTAAAACAAGCTAAAGACATTGCTATGATTTTAAAAAAATACCAAAATAGTTGGAGAAATAGATTAAATGATTTAGGTGCTAACATAGGTTTGTTAGATGATTGGATTACTCGAACTACACACAACACAGAAAAAATGGCAAATGCTAGTAAAATTTCTAAACTTGTTGGAGACAATAGAACAGCTTGGGTAGAATTTACAAAAGGTAGATTAGATATACCAAGAACATTTTCTAATGTAAGCGACCCTGCTGAAATTGATAATATTTTAGGTGATATATATGACAGCTTAATGACGGGAGATCATTTAAAACATGGTGGTACAAATAGTATTTATGGCACAAGAAATGTAACTAATAGATTAAATTCATCAAGAGTTTTACATTTTAAAGATGTACAGGCTAGACAAGAATACAATGTTGCATTTGGCGAACCTTCTTTAAAAGAAAGTGTAATGGGTGTGTTAAGTAATAGTGCAAGAAATATTGCCATTATGCAAGAATTAGGAACAAATCCTAGAGATACATTTGATAAAATTTTAGCTTTGTTAAGAAAAAAATATAAAAAAGAAGATTCTAAAATTACTAAACAATTAAATTTTAAAACTTTTGAAAATCAATTTAAAGAAATAGATGGAAGTATTAATGCTATTGGTAATCAAACTTTAGCTAATGTAGCAATGGGTGTAAGAACATTACAAAATACAGGTAAATTAGGTTTAGCTACTATCACATCATTTGGTGATTTAGCACAATACATGGGAACAACTAACTTTCAAGGTAGAGGATTATTAACTGGATTGTTTGAAGCTATGAATGGATTGTTTCAAAATAATGATAGAGCTGCAATGGAAGTATTAGAAACAACAAGTAATTCTATTCATTCTTTTATGGGAAATAAATATGGTGCTGCTAATGACACTTGGGGTAAAATGGGAAAATTACAAAATACATTTTTTAAATGGAATAGTTTAAATGGTTGGATTGCAAGTTTAAAAAGTTCTATGGCAGTAGGACTTTCAAGACATTATGGAATGTTAAATGAATTGAAGTTTTCTGACTTAAGTATAAGAGAAAGAAATTTTTTAACATTATATGGTATTGATGATGGTAAATGGAATATGCTTCGTTCTATTAAAACTTTAGATTCTCAAGGTAAAAAATACATGACAGCAGAGGGTGTTGATGAATTATCTGATAATGTTATTACTGCTTATGTAGGTAAAAAATTAAGTCAAAGAGAAATAAGAAACTTTAAACAGGATTTACAAATTACATGGAGAAATGTTTTAGTGGATCAAACTATGCATGGAACACCAGAACCAGATGCAGCTATTAGAGCTATTACTAATCAAGGTTTAGAAAAAGGTACTCCAATGGGAGAAACAATTAGATTTGTTATGCAATTTAAAAGTTTTCCTATTAGTATATGGAAAAAAATTATTGGTAGAGAATTATATTCTTATGGACCAGATGATTCAAAATTAGCAAGAGTATCTGGTTTAGCAAGTTTGTTAATGTTAAGTACATTTTGGGGTTATATAGCTATGAGTGCAAAAGATATGCTTAAAGGCAGATCGCCAAGAGACCCAAATAAACTCTCTACTCTAGGACAAGCATTTGCACAAGGTGGCGGTGCTGGTATTTATGGTGATTTTTTAATTAATGAATTGCAAAATGAGTATGGTAATGGTATTTTTGAAACTGCTTTAGGACCAACAGCTTCTGATATAGATAAAATTATTAATATAGGTCAAAGTTTAAATGATCCAAAAAAGGCAGGTAAAAAATTTTTACAATTAGCAGAAGGTAATGTACCTTTTTTAAACTTGTATTATACCAAAACAGCATACGATTATTTAATTGGTTATCAAGTTAAGGAATATTTAGACCCCGGATATTTTAGAAGAATGAGAGATAAACATGAAGAACAAAGAGGTCAAAGTTATTATTTAAAACCGTAGACAAAAGGCATATAATTCAATATAGAGAAACACTATGACAGTATCAAGCACAACAGTAAAAAATAGTTATTCGGGGGATGGTAGTCAAACTACTTTTGTTTATGGCTACAAGATATTTGCTGATTCAGATATTAAAGTTATCAT